ATGGCCGCGGCCACAACGAGCGTAAGTGGTTATCTTACATCAACTGATTGGAATACATTCAATAACAAAGGAAGTGGAACTGTAACTGCGATTGGTGTTACTACCGCAAACGGTGTTAGTGGAACAAGTTCGGGTGGCGCTACACCAAATCTTACATTAACCTTAGGTGCTATTACACCAAGTTCTGTTGCTGCAACTGGTACGGTTACAGGCGGTAATTTAAGTGGCACAAACACCGGTGATCAAACAACTGTAAGTGGTAATGCAGGAACTGCAACAACGTTACAAACTGCAAGAAATATTAACGGTGTAAGTTTTAATGGATCTGCAGATATTACAGTTACGGCAGCAGCAGGCACATTAACAGGTGCGACTTTAGCATCTGGTGTTACAGCATCTAGTTTAACAAGTGTTGGTACTTTAACTGGATTAACAATTAGTGATGTATTAAGTTATAGCGACACTGGTTTGTTAGCATCTGCAGCATCAACTACAGCTGGTTATAATCAAATTATTGTGCAAAACAAGAGCAGTGCAACAAATGCTTCTGTTAATTTTAATGTAAGTAATAACTTAGGTTCGGCAACTACAAACTTTGGCGAGTTTGGTATGAACTCAAGCACATTTACTGGCGCTGGATCGTTTAATGCGGCAGGTGCGGTTTATTTGGCCTCTGGTTCAACAGATTTAGTAATTGGAACTTATAGCGCCAATGCGATTAGATTTGTAACAAATAGCAGTGCAACAGATGCAATGTCTATTAGTGGTGCAGGATTAGTTACCGCGTTTATTCAACCAAATGTACAATCAGCGTCTGTAACAGGAACAACTACTATTAACTGGGCATCAAAGGATGTAACCACACTCACATTAACAGGCAACACAGCGATTACAAATAGTGGTGCAGTCAATGGACAAAAGATGTTATTACAACTTGTACAGGGTGGTAGCGGAAGTTATACAGTGACATTTACAAGTGAAACTAAATTTGGTACTTCATTCACATCTATTACATTGACAACAACTGTTGGTGCTATGGATATGGTTGGGCTTGTTTATTCGAGTGTAAATAGTAAGTACAACATCGTTTCGTTTGCAGCAGGATATTAATATGACAGCAACAGATTTATTTAATGCAATGGTAGCAAGTGGCACAAGCACAAGAGAGAACATTGACACTTTCTTTTACTTGTTAAGTCAAGATACACTTGCAAACCAAGAAGCAATGACATTAACACCCGATGACTTTGGTATAGTATATACTACAGTTGATAGTAAAACAATAAAGGTAAATGATTAATGACAACATGGTTTATTGACCCAACTGGTGGCAACGATGCAAGTGCAGGAACAAGTTTTGCAACTCGCCTTAAAAGTTTTACTGGTTATTCAGCAAAAACTGTAGCAGCAGGTGATTCGGTTAGAGTTATTGCAAGTGCCGCGCCAACAGATACAGGGCAGACTGCAACCTGGACAGATGGTAGTAAAACTGTTACATTAACTACAGCCGCAACAGCAGATATTGCACAAGCAACTACAGCGTGGACAGCAATGACTAACGTGACAACAACTACTTCAACAAGTAGAAAGATTGGCGCTACAAGTTCAAGCATATCACCGGCTGCAGCATTCACAACTGGACTTGCTGCATATTTTGCAACGGGCACACTAAATCTTAGTGCATATCAACAAGTTAGTTTTTGGATTAAAATGACATCAGGTGTTACATCGGCAGATGGTGACATATCAATAGCATTATGTAGTGATACTGCTGGTGCAACGCCAGTTAATACAATAAGCATACCGCAAATTAAGTCTACTAACCAATGGTGCTGCATAACAGTTAATACAGGCAGCGCTTTAGGTAGTGCAATTCAGAGTATTGGCTTTTATGTTAATGTTGATAGAGCAGCACAGACTTTCTTAATTAATAATATATTAGCGTGTAAAGCAAGTAGTTCAGTTGATTCTATTACATTGTCAAGTTTAATTAGTAAAAATACAACTAACGAACCATGGTGGCAAATTGATAGTATTAGTGGAACAACTATATCACTAATGCAGATGATGAATGCAGATTTAAGTACTAATCAAATGCAAGGTTATTCGGGTATAACAGGTTCGGCAGAATTATACAAACGAGAGCCTATTATTTTACCATCATCCTTAACAGATAGTGTTTCGACAGGAACTACATTTGGATCAGTCGGGTGGGCGGGTACAGCAGGAAGCCCAATTACAATTAGTGGTGGATGGGATACTACAGCAATGAGTAGCCAAACAGGGCAAACCTATATTGCAAGTTACATTGGTAATGGCTACGGAATGTATATGCAGGCGATATATAATACTGTTTCAAATATCAATTTATATAAGTTTAGTTCATCGTTTGTAACAGTAGCATTAAATATAACTTTAACAGCAGATAATATGAGTAGCACCAATTATGCAGTATATATAGGTGCAACCGGTTATGTCAATAATCAAAATATTAATGTTACTAACTTATTACAATCGACTTCGGCCGCTTATGCAATCAATGGCTTATCTAATTCAACAATTACTATAGTAAATGCTGTTATGTGTTATGCTCAAGTACTTTATATCTCGGGTAAGAACTCGGGTATACAAGGTACTTCGTTTTTATCGCCGTATAATACTATAACTGTAACAAATGTACGTCGTAATGGTACAGTCAGTGGTGCATCGATAACCAACTCAGCAATATTCTTAAATGGTTTACAGAATTCAACTGTTACTATTGACAAAGCGGAATATAATGGTGGACCAAATTTAGGCATAAGCCCAACTACATCAGCAATTACATGTAATAATAATGTAATTAAATTCACATCAAGTTTAGGTAATCCAACTGTAGCAACTATGCCATCAATTTATGTTTATAATGGCATCAACAATATAATTAATTTAACTGGCGTATCAGTCTCGGGTAGTAACTTTGCAGTTATGGTTGACGGATCATCTATCACAAATATTGTGAATGGAACTATTGCAGGAACTACAGCAGCAATAGCAGTTTATAATAATGCACAACTTAGATTATTAAATACAGCATATACAGGTACTGCATATTCGTTTATTAATGCATCTACTACTGTGCCGGATAGCGGCACAATATTTTGGCAAAACTATAATGGCACCGCAAACGATAATAGAATTTATTATGCAGCAAGTGTTGGACAAATAGTAACAGATACAACAACACGCCACACTGCAAGTGGTGTTAGTTGGAAAATGACATTACCGACTACTGCTGGTGTTATTAGCCCAACTGCTAATTTCCCCCTTAGTTTACCTGTGGCAACTATTGCGTGTAATAGTAGCACCTTAGTTACTGTAACTATTTGGATTTATAGAACATCTACTTCAGCAACCGTAAAACTATTTTGTGCTGGTGGACAAATATTAGGTGTTGCAAGCGATATATCTGTAAGTGCTGCCGGTAGTGCAAATACGTGGGAGCAATTAACTCTTACATTTACACCAACTCAGCAAGGTGTTGTTCAGTTACAAGTACAAACTTATGGAACTACATCAGCAAGTGTTTATGTTGATGACTTTTCAGTGAGCCAAGCATAATGACTACGCCAACAGCACCACAATTAGGTACACTAGATTATGCATACTTAGGTGTGCCGTTTAATAACGAAGAAAGTAAGAGTGGACAAAATACAAATAGTTTAGACTTTGCTTACTTAGGTTTACCTTTTGTTGCAGCGATACCAAGCGGTGGTGTTACTTACAACACAACTCAATTCTTTATGATATTTTAAGGATACTATGGAATATATTCAACAAGATAATCACGAACGTAGAAAGACAGATATGCCAGTTGAGATGGACCGTAGAATTGCGGAGCGAATTTCGTTGCTTGAGTATCGCGTTGATAGTCACGGTACTCAACTAGATGATAACAAACAGTTACTTGAGAAGTTTCTAGATAAGTTTGAACATCACATTAGCGATGAGTCGGATGCATCTAGGTCAATGCAGAGTACGATGGTTAAAGTAACAACAGTGGTTGATAGTTTAACAACAGAGATTAAGCGTACTAATGATACATTAACTACATTCAATGAGAAACTTGATGTTACACATACTAAAGTAACTGAGTGGGATAGTGCAGCAAAAGCAATAATTAAAGTTGCATTGGTATTGGCAACATTGGTAAGTGCAGGGTGGACAGTATTCGAGTTCTACGAAACACATCCTACACAACAGGTAGAAAGCAAATAAAAAAGCCCCAAGTATTTCTACAAGGGGCATCGTCGGCCAAGACTAAAAGCGCACATATCTAAAAATGCGTATTGTTATTTATGCAGTACCGTCGTGTTAACTGCTTTAATAAGTGCAGGGTAGACTGTATTTGAATTTTATGAAACACATCCAGCACAACAGGTAGAACAAAAATGAAGAAAGCATTAGTAACGATATTCAGTGATGCCACTAATACCGACTTAGATTATACAAAAGTATTAGGTGCTATTGCTTTCTTTATATTTTTAGGTTTATCAATACACGCATACGGATTTAAAGATAAAGATTGGGATCCAACAAGTTGGACAACTGCTTCCGCTATATTATTAGCGGCGGCAGGTGGGGTAAGTAAAATTAAAGACTATACAGGAGGCCAAAATGGCAACAAGATCGACGAGACCAACACCAAGTAAAGCACCAATGAAGGCTGCAATACCAACACCAGCAGATGCGTGTGGAGCAAATTGTAAAATGGGTAGCAATGCAACACCTCTTAATAAGAATGGTATACCTGCTATGCCAGCAACACACCCAATGAATAGTGGTTCACCGTGCTGCTAAATGACGCCTGTAAAACAGGTGGTAAAAAGGGTAAGAGTGGCGGGGGTAAAAAGAAGTGAACCTCGCTTTACTTCGTGAAGAACTGTTGCGATATGAGGGGTGTAAGTATAACGTATACTTAGACTCTTTAGGTCTTAAAACCGCTGGAATTGGGCATCTTTTAATCGGTGTTGACAGAGACTTTGCAATTGGACAACCTATACCTGCTAATGCTGTAGAAATATGGTTTGCGGCAGATGTAACTCGCTCTACAAATATTGCAAAATCCTGTATAACTAACTTTGATAAACTCGACGATTGTAGACAAAGAGTATTAACTCAACTTGCATTCAATATGGGTAATAAGTTGCTTGGATTTAAGAATATGCTTGCTGAAATAGAAAGACAAGACTTTGTAGCAGCAGCAATTGAGTTGCAAAACTCTAAGTGGTTTGGGCAAGTAGGACGCAGAGGAATAGAAACTTGTGTCGCATTGCAAACCGGTGCTTATAACTGGCGAAAATAGTTAAGTCTTTTTAGACTTAACCACTACGTTTGATCTATCGGATGTTTTTTGCTGATGCCAACAATTATCGTATTTTGAGTAATTTATATATCCGTGACTCAATATGCGAGTAGGATTTAATTTAAGTTCGTAAAAGAACTTATCTTTATCGAGTTCTGTACCCACCTGGTCGTCTGTTGGCAATTGGGCGTGATCTGGTTCGATTGATTTTGTTCGTTGTGCAATAGATGTTGTCAATGTCCCAATCCTTTGTTTTATCAATACGAGCCATACAAAACTCGTGGTCTAGTCTACCACGTTGATCGTACTTACCTGTACCCATCCACCAACAAAGCCATTCGCGAGCAGTTAACTTAACTGGAATTTTAGTTTGACGCTGCCTAGCGCAAAAATTGTAATAATCATAGTATTTGCTATTTTTGTTTCCCATAAAAATATTTAGCATATGTACCACATTTGACACGCTTTATCGAGATATGTTATAAATACATATGTAATAAAGCATTACTATTTTGGGAGAAATAAGAAGAATGGAAAATATTTACACCTTATATTTTGGCGATAACGAATGCAAAGCGGTATTCTATGTAGGTCATACAGGTGATCCAAAGCGTAGATTAAGCGATCATAAGCGTGATTCAAAAACTGGTACGGAAGACAAGTACCGCTACATCCAACAAGAACTTGTACCAGCAGGTATAGATTGGGGTATGGAAGTTATTAAAGAAATACCCGCAGGCGAATACCCGGATGATTACGAGCGTCACTATGTGATTAAGTATATTTTAGCTGGTCATCCTATTCAGAATATGAAGCACGGCGATTTAAGTAAGAAGCAGGAATTAGCAGAGCAACTTGCAGATGATAGAGTTCGTACAGTAGAAGAAGTTCGTGCAGATCGAGTTAGACGAGCAAGCATTATTGCTGCTAAAAATTTAGAGAGAGCAGCAAAGTTTCGTATGAAAGTCGAAGCCGAAGATCGTGCCAAACAAGAGCGTGCTGCTTGGGAGTCAAAAATAGAGCACATACGCCAAAAGCAAATCGAGTTTGAAAAAGGGCACGAGATGCGTCAACAAGAAATTCGCGCATACAAGCTTGTTAAAGAAAGAGAAGCTGCTGAAAAGTTAGCACTTAAAAAGATTCTCGAAGATAAGCGTAATATGGAACTTGCCGAGTTACGTAAAGAACAAGAGCGTAAATGGAGAGAAGATAATGATCGTAACTCTCTTTAAATCAGTACAAAAAGCATACACCACTAAAGATTGGATTATTGACGCCGATTGGCCTACCATTGCAACTTTCTTAACTACATTTAATCAATGCAGTAAGAAGGAAGATATGCAATTATTTAATCTATGGCAATTTGATGTAAACGGCGAACCTGGCAGGAGACGAATATATGAGAACGGCGTGGCAACGGAAAATTATGAAACGATTCCGAATACTATTCAGCGGAGTAAAAAGAATGCACAGGCTTGTTGGGGACTCGTCCTCGACTATGACGGAGAAGCAAGGATTGATGAAACCATTGCGGATCTTACTAGGATTGGATGTGCGTTTGCGATTTACACAACATTTAGGCACACGGAAGAGACGCACAAATATCGTATTGTTCTCCCTTTCCGAAGTGCCGCCACGCCTAACCAACTTAAAAAGAAAGAAGCTTCGATATCAGAAACATTCCAAAAGGTAGATCACGCAAGTTTTAGTCAATCACAAAGTTTTTACTTACATAGTGGACCGTGTCCGTTAGTTGCATACTCTGCTATTTTTGACGGAGAGTTTTTAGATGTTGATTGGTTTGAAGACGAACCTGAAGTAGAGATTGAAAAGCGCGAAATGCCTAAAAGTGAATTTACAGGTGATCGCAATGTTTATAAAGAAATGTTGATTGATAGCTTGGCTACCTGTAGTGGTTTGCATTATGCTAACGAGGCAAGTAAACACGGTGTGTTAACTTTAGTTGCTTTATGTAAAAGTGCAGACTTCACGTTTGCTGAATTTGATACGATTTGCCAAAATATGGCTGATCCAACAAGTAGTTTACAAAATCCAAACTTAAGAAAATCAGCGTGGTACGGATGGACACCTTTTAGCGGTATAACTGCTAAGGTTAGAGAGGAGTTTATAAGTGCTTATGGCGGCACGAGTAAGTTTGGTATCAATGGTGATACCTTATCTAGAAGAGTAAAAATGTTAAAAGAGAAACTAAAGAAAAGGAGTTACAATGACTGAGTTTGAAGAAAGATTATTGGGTATTTTAGGTAATATCTCTGATGAATTGAATAATATTGGCGGCCAATTAAGTAATATTAATACTGCGGTTGAAGGTATCGAGCTTAAAACTATGCACGATGCATATGGCTTAGGTGATGTATGCAACCGATTAGACGAAATAGTAGGGAAATTATAAAATGTTAGATAAGTTAAAAAAGGGTGTAGATTTAGCAAAAATCGAAGAACAAAGCGCGGTTAAAAAATTACAAATTAACCCAACAGCCGATAATTCACTATTAGTCGAAGAAGCACGCAGGAATGTTGAGATTGCAAAATTAGCATACGAAGATGAAAAGAAGCGTGCAGCCGACGAAGAGAGTGAGCGTCGAGCCGGCGAGAAGGAAGAGTTAACCGAATTACAAAAGTATGAAAAGTATTGCGATGCTCGTGATATGTATAAAGAATATAATTTTGGATTCTTAAGGCGTAGCGGTGAATTCTTTATTACAAAAGTGTTTTGCGATAAAGATAAAAACGATCCCGAACTAGAGCGTTATACAACTGAGTTAGAAAACTATAACTATCCGCTTCTTAGTAAGGCGTTTATTGAGTTAAATCATAAAGTAGCAATTGGGTTTTTAAGAAAGATGGTTGAAGGTAAACCATTTAAAGTTAAAAATGCTGAAGGTGTTTACGAAGAGTGGATAGGTCCACGAAGGATCTATCATAAACTTGTTAATACAATACATATACCGGATGCTGATACTTATAATATCATTGATCTATCTAAAACTATAAAACCGAATGCTAAAGAAGATGTATGCCCGTGGGTACTAAAAAGTCTATTTAATTCGTTAGGTGCGGGCAAAACGGAAAACATCGAGTATGTTGAAAAATGGTTATACTCGGTAGCAGTAGCCGATATCGGCAATAATCAAACACCGTTTCCTGTATTTTATGGTAAAGGTAAAGTTGGTAAAAATGCATTAATGGAACTTGTAATACCTGCAATACTTGGTAAAGAACTTACTTTTAGTGGTGTGTGGGATGTTATTGGCGAAAGCGGATTTACACAATTTAAATTGGGCAAGGTTGTAATGTTTATCGATGAAATACCGGAGCGCAGTGAATGGACTAAAATTAAGAATTGGACGGGTAGTGTAACTGAGTATATTAAGATTAAGTATGGTCCCGAATATAGTATTGATAATGTTATTGCATTAGCATTTGGTAGTAACGAAGCTAATTTTCCACTTCCGTTTGAGGATGGTGAACAAATGCAACGTGTGAGCCCGCTTAAAGCAGGTAATAAAACTTTTGCTGAATATGTAGTTGAGAATGCAAATATAATAGTAGGTGCAGACGAATTTAAACAACTTGTAAAAGATAAGATTGGTTATGTGCCGGATACACCGCATATGTTAGGCGATAAGTTTTTGCGTAATTTTAAGCCGCTTTGGTTAGGCAAGGATGAAATTCAACAGCTTGTAAACTATTTGCATACCAAGTATAGCCCGGGCGAAGATAAGAGGTTTGTACTAACACCTTTACGCGGTGAAGATTGGGAAGAACTTGTTGCAAGCAAAACTGATTTGGTTAAAAAGTCGTTAGTGTGGGCTCAGGAAAAGAACACAGAGTATCTAATTCCACACGAGTTGTATCGCGTATACGAGCATATGAATAAGAGCATTGGTAAGAAGATGTATAAAGGGCCGGATGCGTATTTTAAGCAATTAGCCGAATTACTTAAGGAACAAAATTGGGTAAAGAATCCACAATGTTTTGTAAATTATACAAATACGACGCATCAATTTTATACAGATCAAGGCGAAAAGAAGTCATCAACTAAAAGTGTTGTATATTTTGTAAACGAGGATGCCAAAAAAGGTAAAGTTGACAGCCTATTAGAGACTTACTTTAAGCGTGTGTTAGTTAATCTTAAGGAAGAATTAATTTTAAACGATGAGTGAAATTACGAGGGTTACGGGGGTTACGACGGTGTTTTGTGCTAAAACTAGAGTAACGATTTTAGTGAGAGCGAGAGATGGCTAGATCACCGAAGTTCAAAAACCGCTAAAACACCGTCGTAACCGTCGTAACCGTCGTAAAAGATTAAGATAGAAAACTTATTAAAGGATAAAATATGCCAAAATTAAGTAGAATAGAATTAGAATCTTTATGTACTAGACTTAAACCAAAGTTTAGTGATAATAGTCTTACAGAGGAAGAAAGAACGTGGGCAAAACTACGTGGAGTAAGTGAGCAACATTTTCAAACAGAAAAGTTGTTAGAAAGATTAGGATTTGGAAGTTTACATCAACCGCCCAAAGAAGATAAAAGGGATTTAATATGAAAAGAAGAAATAGAGATTCTATAGTTAAAGAATTGTACTACGGTAGTGGTTGCCCATATAATCCGAAACATATCATCGAAGGTGAAACTTTACGTGTTAGGCGTGGAGGCGGTTGTATTAGATGCACTACTACAAAATATAGTGAGATGACAAATAGTGAGATTGAAGAAACTTATGTGAAACGTATGAAGTATATTGATCACGCAGATAAAAGCGCCGAGGCTAAAAGACTTAGGAAAATAGAGACATCACGTATCTACAATGAAACTCATAGAGAAGAATTAGCAGCCTATTATAGAAATAAAAGATTAAAGGAGAAAGACAATGGAACTAAATGAAGCCGATTACCTTAAAAGAACTAACGATATGTTTGAAGCAGTATGGAATGCATTAAACAAAGAAGAAAAAGAACAAGTCGATAAAGATATTTTAGATAGAATAGATAGAATAAACAAACTAAAGAATACAGGAGACCGCAAAGGTAAGGAGACAGAATGAACTACAACGATGCGCCACCTAAGATTAAAGAAAGAATTAGCGAAGCATTCTGTTTTCATAAACTACAGGACTCTTTAAATATGTATTTTCGCAGTTCTAATTCACGTGATCCCGCATATCGCAACTGGATGATACTTCACAGAGATGTAGATTTAAGTTTTGGTTCACTACAAGAGCAATTAAAGTCAGTAGAAGCAGAAACTCGCCTCGAAACATTAGAAGAATTTGGCGATAGGTGGATTAGAGATAAACTTTGGCAGTCAGAAGACCGCAAACAAAATAAAAACAAGGAGAAAACAAATGTTGAATAAGCAAGGTGGAGAAAGCGATGGAGGCAAAGGTGATGGGACTCGCCCAACTAATAAACAACTCTATGATGAAAACTACGATAAGATATTTGGGAAGAAAAAAATGCCCCTAGAATCTTTATCAACGGAGTCACAAGGGGCAAGTAACCTAGGAGAAATTGAACAAGGAACTAGGTCGTAATATTTAGTAAATTCTTACGGTAAATATGTTAAACTAACTGGAGTGTAAAATGCCTACTAAAGGTTATACTTGGAATGACGAATACCGTAAGAAGTTCTATGAATCCGATAAGGTAAAGGATCACTTAGAGAAATTCATAGAACAAGCATCTAAGCCAAAGACTGAGCAACAGAAAGCCAAGATGTCTGCCGCTAAATTAGGTAGAAAGTTTTCAGATGAGCATAAACAAAATATGAGCGAGGCTCAAAAGTTTCGTAATGCTTTAAGAAAAGAAATATTAGAACAAGAGCCACAACTTGCAAAGAGCGAAGTGTGGATTAAAGTAAGAGAGATTAAAGAGAATGATAGAACTATATAAGACAACGGATAATGCTGGTCATATTCATACTATTAACAATCCTGGTAGTGGGTTTACTGATCCTGGTCCGGATGGTCATTTCCACGGATTAGTTAAAGGATGTAACACTTGTGCTAAGATACGTGCCGCATTGCATGTCGAAACTATTCCAACTACATTCGTACAAGGGCATCTTCACTTTCTTAACAGTGGATCTCTAGTTCCACGATAAGTATTCTTTGTATTGCTACAAAGGAAACTAAATGAATACAAATCAAAATATCACTGCGGGTGATAACTTCACCCTACATCTCGGCGACAACCTCGCAACACTTAAAAACTATCCAGCAGACACATTCGACTCTATCGTCACTGATCCGCCATATGGCATTGACTTCTTAGGTAAGGAGTGGGATACACATACTGGCACCGTGGAACTTTACAAAGAATGCTTACGAGTATTAAAGCCGGGTGGATACTTACTTGCGTTTAGTGCAGCACGAACATATCACAAACTTGCTTATTCAGTTGAGTTAGCAGGATTTGAGATACGCGATCAACTAATGTGGCTTTACAGCAGTGGCTTTCCTAAAGCACAAGACATTGGTAAGGCTATTGATAAACGTGGTAACGATGGCAGCGAATGGGAAGGATACAAGACCGCACTCAAACCTGCACATGAGCCAATCGTTATGGCACGTAAGCCATACAAAGGTAGCACGATAGATCAAGTATTAAAGAACGGTTTGGGTGCTTTGAATATTGATGCTACGAGAGTGCCGTGGGCGGATGCAAAGGATGTAGAAACTCATGTAAAGTGGACTGAAGCATATCTGGAAGCAGGTCGCGGTGAAACAAAGTATGACAACTATTTTGCTGCCGAAGGTCAAAATAGAGAAAGCGAAGCCAAAGAGTTATTGAAGAAAAAGAAGAGTGATAGACCAAAGCCGCAACCACTTAATGGTAACGGTGGCGTAATATTCCAAGGCACAGATTATGTTCCAGCAGCCGATGACGCAGAGATGAGTGTAGTAAGTGACGCCGGTCGCTATCCATCAAATGTCATCGGTGAAGTTGCTGAAGGTTATCAGAAGTATTTCTACTGCCCAAAGGTTAGCAGGAAAGAGCGGCATGTGGGGTTTACTGAACTGCCACCAGCAACTACAAGTGGTATGTTAGGAACAGATGGTGATTGGAAGAACAATGATTCACTTACAGAGGGTGGCAAAAACAACCGCAGTTCAATCGGTAACAACCACCCAACAGTTAAGCCAGTGGCACTTATGGAATATCTAATCAAATTAGTAACACCACCATCGACACCCACATTACAGCGTAAGGTCTTAGACCCATTTATGGGAAGCGGAAGTACTGGTATGGCAGCAGTCAAATTAGGACACCACTTTACCGGATGCGAGTTAGATCCAAAGTATGTCGCAATAGCATCCACACGCATTGAAGCGTGGCAAGTAAAGGATATCGATGAAGAACACGATATTGATCCCGATAACCCCGATGAAGATCTACCTATTAATACTTTGTTCACAGTTAGTGCGTGATAAATAATAGTACAACGAACGCCATTTGTTGTAACTCCCAAGATTGGTAATAAGTGACATTATTACAACTCGATAAACCCCGACAGCTTCTGTACAGTCGGGGTTTATTTTTGACTAGATAAATACTCTAAAGAGTTTCGGTGAAACTATTATAAAGGAGTCCACGGCGTGGCAAAAAATAAGATTCAAAGTGAAGATCTACCGTCCCCAATTCCCGGCGATGATGAAATACGAATGCTTGACGAGATTGCAGAGAATTGCATCCCAAATCGTTCCGAGATACTTTCGTTCCACTCAGATAGACTAGGCAGAACTGTTACAGTTTCTCGCGATGATGTCTATAAGATGGCCGCAGTAATGTCATCTAACAATCAAATTGCAAATGTACTTGGTTTAGATAACGATACCATATCTAAGAATTTTAAACGCGAGGTTAGTATGGCCCGTGCGTTTGCGAGGCAGCGGCTAATAACTCGCTTCTATCACCTAGCTATGAATAACTCTAATCCAGCCTATGTTATCTTTGCTCTTAAGAATTGGGCAAATATGAGTGATACAGGTTTAACAGAAGATCTAAGTGAGATGGAAGAAGGTGTTGAGTTTAAGATTAGACGCCCAACTAAACCAATCGAAACTTTATCGGCATTAGAATCAAACGCTAAACAAAATGAAAGCGATTAACTTTGAACTTATGCCTTATCAAGAGGATTTCGTATTCGACACCGAACACGCCGAACAAGGCTTTACAGGTGGCTTCCGAACGGGCAAAAGTGTTGCCGCAGTACATAAAGCCATATACCTTAGCGCATTGCATACAGGAAAAGCAGGCGCACTATTATCGCCCACTTACGGAATGTCAAAGCGAAACCTATTGCCCATCTTTAGAAAAGTTAGAGACCAATATAACCTCGCTATTAGCGGCCTATCAACAGCCAACCCAAGTTCTTTAGAAATTAAGTGGGGCAATAAGACTTCCACTATCTACTTAGATATTAGTGCAGAGAACCACGATCGATTGAACGGTGTGAGCCTCGCGTGGGCAGGATTGGATGAAGCCGATAAGTGTAATACGCCCGAAGTTGCAGAGTTAGCGTGGATGCAAATGGGCTCACGTTTGAGCGATCCTATTAGTGGAGAGCAAGGTATTCGCTTTGCAACATCCACACCGGAGGGTTTCGGCTTTATGTATACCACGTTTGCGGAGAAGCAGGAAGACCATAAGAAACTTACAATGGTATCGATGCTCGAGAACTATATGTTACCCGAATCGTATGTTGAGAATCAGTTACGTAGCCTGCCTAAGCACCTGCATAAACCATACATTTTAGGCGAATTTACCAACATAAACAAGAACGTCGTATACGTTGAGTACAATCGTGATTTAAGCGATACTAAGTTGACTCTAAACGATATGAAACCGGGTGAAGTTTTACACGTAGGTATCGACTTTAACAACAACGGTATGAGTGCAGTGGGCTTTATTATCCGCGAGGGTAAGGCATATGTTATCTATGAATGTATTGGATCAATGAATACTAAGGCATTAGCAACCAAGATGAAAGCCGACTTAGACGGTAAGAGTTTCGTATGTTATCCCGACCCTGCTTGCATCCAACAGAAGTCCTCTAGTGATAATACAGATTTGGTTATCTTAAGACAGTTTCAATTTAAGATACAATTAATGAATATTCATCCCGAAGTTCAAGATAGAGTTAATAGTGTTAATGCGAGATTTAACAATATTAAAGAAGAAAGACGATTATTTGTAAATAAAGCAGCTTGTCCATTAACAGTGAAAGCCTTATTGCAACAAGTTTACGATAGTAGTGGTGTGCCGCAAAAGAAAACTAAGCTCGCAGGCACAGTTGCTACACAAGTGGATGGACCACTCGATGCCCTAGGTTATGCGGTGTTTACCCTTTGGCCACTACAGAACCAGCGAGCAAAGAAAATAACTATTCAAGGATTTTAATTATGGCAAAGAAAATAGACCCAAGCGTAGAACACCCCGACTATCCCGAGTTGGAACGCAAGTATGATTTAACAGAAGATGCATTCGAAGGTGATGTATGCGAATTTGTTCCTAAACTTGTTAATCAATCACAGAAAGAATATGAAGCATATGTGAGCCGTGCCGCATATTTTAATATGGTGGAACGAACTGTTACTGCACTAACCGGTGCTCTTACTAGAAAACCTTATGTACTAACAGGATATGATACTTTCCCCGAAAATGAATATGGTGATGGCACAACATTTATCCAAGCCTGTTACCGTGATATTCTATTAGGTTCGCGAGTTTCGTTACTTGTTGACGTATGTGAGGATGGTAGTTCGTGTATTATTCCTTATGACGCCGATGATGTTATTAATTGGTATGGTGATGGCACTAATATCGGCGATTTTATTATGATCGAGGAAGAGACATTGGTACGCGACCCACAAAATCCATACTCACAGATCGAGGTTTGCACCTATCGTGAATTATATATTGACGAATCGGGGTTCTACGCCGTACGTGTTTGGAGCCAAACACAAAAGAACATCTGGATATCGAAAGATTTACCACCTATGCTTGTTAATGGTAACCGTATTAACTATATTCCTCTTTGGTTTGTAACACAGTTTGATAATACTTGCGAGGTTTATAACCCACCTTTGTTTACACAGGCAAGTCTAAATATCCAACACTTTAGACAAGCAACCGATTTAGCACATTATGCACACTTTATGGCATTACCTACATTTACTATTGTAGGTGATCTATTTACATATACAGACGACACAGGTAATCAGACACAAGCCCAAATTAAAATGGGTTCCACACAGGAAGCACTTCACCTTACACAAGGGTCAAGTGCTCAATACACAGAAGTAAGTGGTGCAAGTTTTGCAATGTTGCAGACAGAAATGAAAGCCACAGAAGATCGTATCTTTATTGCAGGATCTAGATTGTTATCCTCGAAGAAAGGAATCGAGTCTGCCGAAGCTCTACAACTTCGTAGCGGAAGTGAAAGTGCCGTATTAGACACAATGGTCCACGCATTTAGTTCAGCGTTAAACGCTGTATTAGAGTTGTGTGGACAAATAGATAACGTACCAAATGCAAGCATTGAGTTGAACACCGACTTTACTGCTGCAACGTTAGATCCAGCAGTAACGAAGTCCTTATTAGAACTTTATACAGCCGGAACCATTACTTTAGACCAACTTTTAGGTCAATTGTATGCAGGTGAAGTGGTGGCACCACCCACCGTATGATAAATAACCAGTAACATATTACGGAGTAATATTGATGTTAAAAATGATAGAACAAGCAGTTCCGGCGGGACTAGAGACTTATTATGAACCAACCGATAACGGTGCTTTCCGATTAAAGGTTGTTGACGCAGTTCCAGTAGCAGAAGTAGAAATACTCAAGCAAAAGAACAAAGAGTTTAGAGACAATAATATTGCTCTACTAAAAGACAATGAGAAGTATAAAGGCTTCTCGCAAGTATTTGGTAGTGAAAATGTTAGCGCCGATAAACTTCAGGAAAGAATTGATGCATTAGCGGCAGCGAGAGTTGGAAGTCTAACAGAAAATCTTAAGACGACTTACGAAACTAAAGTTAGTGAATTGAGCGACAAGTATTCAAAAGCAAGTGCCAAATTAGCGGACCTTACTTTAGGAAGCGAAGTCGTAAAGGCTGCAACTGATCACGGCGTGATTACGTCTGCCTTAGAAGATGTATTGTTTAGAGCGAAGAATGCGTTCGACGTTACCGAGGAAGGTGTTGTTAAGTTCAAAGAAGAAAAGTTGGACTCAACTGGTAAACCTTATACAGTAAGTGGTTGGATGCAGGAAGTCAAATCAAAAGCACCACATCTATTTGCACCATCTCAGGGAACTGGTGCGACGAAGCCAAAAGGATCGGGTGTTATACGTAATGAAAATCGTACAGCATTTGATAAGATTGCTTCGGGGCTTTCTCAATTACAAAGTGGGCCGTCCAAACGACTTACTTAATTTTATAACTTAAAGGAAATTTTAAAATGGCATCATTTACACTTGCTGATAATAAGAACTTAGGTCTAGATGACCTACAAGCCGGCATTGCCGAAACAATCGTAACAGTAGCACCTGGTTTGGGTCTTATCCCATTCAATACAGTTGCTGGTAATGCATATGCATTCAACCGTGAAAAGACATTAGTTGACGGTCAATTGATCGCAGCTGACGGTACTATCACAGACAGTTCCGAAATGACAACAGATCTTATTCAGATCGCACTTAAGGGTATCAGTGGTCAAGCAGATATAGCCAACTTGCAATTACACCAACAAATTGGTGCTAATGCTGGTAACAACACATTGTCCTTACTTGTAGCATCCGCTGCAAAGGGCGTTGCTCGTAAGTATCAAGATATGCTTATCAATGGTACTACAGGTGCAAACGGTTGGGATGGTTTGGCTGCTATTATGGCATCCACAGCATTTGCTAACCAAGTTGAAGATGCTGCTAATGCTGCATTCTCGTTCGACTTGTTAGACAACGCATTAGCACGCAACGGTGTTCGTCCACAGTGGATTATGGGCAATGCTAAAGCAGAAAATGCTTTCAAGAAATTGCTACGTGCTGCTGGTGGTGTTACAATGACAGAATTGAATGGTGTTCAGTTCGTATCTTACGAAAACATTCCATTCATCCGTAACGATTATATCGCTGCAGATAACGTTGGTGGCACTGCTGGTAACCAAACAAACATCTATACAGGTACTTGGGACGATGGTACTGCATCGGGTGGTTTAGCTGGTCTTACAACTGCTGGATCTATGTTCCGCGTTGACCAGTTCGACAAGTTGGAAGGCAAAGACGCAACTCGCGTTCGTGTCGTAATGTACGGTGCTGCTGCTGCATTTAGTCCAGTACAAATGTCGGTTCTTAAGAACGTAACAGTCTAAGAAATTGTAGTTAGATAAATAAAGGGTACCTAGTGTACCCTTTATCCTTTTGTGGAGTGTAATTATGACAATAACAGTAGGCGTTGACACCTATATTTCTTTAGCAGATGCTAGATCCTACGCTACTGCAAACGGATTAACTTTACCAGCAAGTAATACAGATGCAGAAAATGCATTAAAACAAGCAACTCAAACATTGGATCGGTTGTATGCAGGCAAATACTTAGGTATGAAAGCCACTATTGCACAAACTTTACAGTGGCCGCGTACATTCGCAGGTATGGTACCGCACGGTGTTGGTGAATGGCCATATATCTATGTAGATAGTGACGGTAATCCACGAGATTTTACCAACTTACAACCCGAAACTGGATTTGCTGAAGTTGAATTAGCGGCATCTACCACAGCAGGTAGTAATCCATATGCACAGCCCAGTCCGAGAGTTAACTTCGATCGTAGTTTAGTCGGTAGTTTAGAGAAAGAAATTCGTACAACAGACGACAACTCATATAGAGTAGATCCGTTATTCAAAGTAAATGTTATTTTACGTCCAATACTTAAAAATACAACTGGATCTGTTCCAATCACTAGAGGTGCATAATGAACCTTAAAGATATGTTTCAACAATTAGCGACACAATTAATAAGTGATACGTTTGGATCTGTTGCACAAACACTTATTATTAGACGTCCAGTATATGTGAGCTATGATGAAGAAACAGGTGCCCAAATTTCGTCACATAATGATTACACTGTTCAAGCAATTATTGGACCGTGGGTCGATGATAATAGAGGTTATGCTAATAACTCTAATTATATTCGTAGTGATGATCTTAGTGCTATTATTTCCAAACAAACATTAGAGATTAATCCCGAGATGGACTTTGATATTGCAATAACAGCCGATGGAACAGAGTGGGCAATATTATTCTCCCAAGTTGATGAAGCAGAGGCAACATTAACTCTAAAATTATCCAAGGGGTTAGAGGATTAATATGCGTGAATTAATTACTATTCAACTTTTAAGACCGGATTTTGATGATATATCCGAAGAGATGAAAACTAAATTAATTGAGCAAATGGCAAAGAATATTGCCTACCAAATATATACACAAGAAAACTTAAGATTACTTAACGAGAATATGCAGTTCTGGCAACAATATTTTCTTAAGTGGGAAGTAGAAGATACTGTAAGAAGGATGAATGGCGAGTAACTTAGATCAGATTAACCAATCAATAAGAGATTGGGCGCTTAACTCAACAAAGAAAATGCAGACTAATCTGTATGAAGGTATTCGTGCTGACACACCAGTTAAGACTGGTAGAGCACAAGCAGGTTGGGAGAGTATCGATATTGCTAAGTTAGGCGATACAGGCATAATTAAAAATGATGTAGAATATATTGGGTGGTTAGAGTTCGGTAGTGATACTGTAGCACCACATTCAATGGTTCGTACAAATATTAAAAGGGTGGCAAAATAATGTTAGACACAGCACAACCAGTAAGAAGTTTCAGTGAAGAACGAGAAGCAATCGAAACTCGCTTTGGAACTATGTTCGATACATTTTTAACACCTGTCCAATATGGAAATGTTACAACTTTAAAGAAAGGTAATGTTTCTTTACCTACACCCTACAAAGGTGTACAATTTGTAAGATTATCACTTATGGGTGGTAATTCTGTACAACAAGAAGTTGGTAGAAACATTACTACAATTAATGGAATTATCAATATCAATGTGTTTGTATCGCAAGATGTAGGCACCCAACCTGCAAGAGCATTGGTGGATCAAATCTTTCCAATATTCAATGCAGTAACATTTAACGGTATTCGCACTGGAACAGCCACAGTACGAGAATTACCCCCTGTCAACGGCTGGTATCAAATGAATATTTCAATTCCGTACGTATGGTATTACTGTAATGTTGGATGAGATAAATAACTAATAATAACCTGGAGTCTTAAACTATGTCCTGTCAAAACTTTGCATCCACATCAGAAGGCACACTCGCATATGGCGTGCAAAGTGCGTGTGGCACTGTACAAACAACCTTAAAAGAATTACGTTTCGTAAGTGAAACAATCGGCTTAACTGCTGCTGTTACACAGTCAAATGAAATTCGCCCAAACCGTAACGTAGCCGATAGTATTCGTACTTCGACAAGTATCGGTGGCAATCTTAATATGGAACTTTCGTATGCAACATACAATGATTTCCTACAAGGATTGCTACAATCCGCAACTGCCCTAGATGGTGCAGGCACTGAAATCAAGAACGGAACTACTAAGAAGTATTTCACAATTGAGAAGAATACACCACTTGCTGATGGCACTGGTGAATACACTCAATTTATGGATATGCAAGTTGGTGGTATGACACTTAACATTGCACAAGGTGCTGTTGTCGCTGGTGATTTTACTTTAATGGGTTCTGCCAATCCAACTAATAGTTCTACTTCGTTAGATACGGTTGGTGGATACACAGCAGCTAACGTAAATCCAGTATATAACTCTTTAGCAAACGTTTCTGCAGTTCTTATCGACGGAACTACAGCAGGTAACGTCGAATCGGTTGTGTTTACTGTTACAAATAACCTACGTGAACAACGTGCTATTGGATCTGTTGCACCAGCAGGGGTTGCATCCGGTTACTTCTCAGTATCTGGTACTGTTAAGATCTACTTTGCATCTAATACACTTTACAACAAGTTCTTAGCAGATCAGACATTCTCTTTATCTGTTACATTAGATGACTTGACAGGTGCTACACACGGTAACCAATATACAATTCGTTTACCAAAATGCAAGTTTACTAACATCACAAAGAACATTACTGGTAACAACCAAGACGTATTGTTAGAAGGTGGTTTCTCTGCATTGTTAGATTCTACACTTAGTGGAACAATGGCTCTTTCCAGCCTAGCAGCAGTTTAATTCTTAAATAGAAATATAAAAGCCCTAGTTGCTAATATGCGCTAGGGCTTTTATTATGACTAGATAAATAACTGTAACTGAACAAGGAGATTTAAAATGAACATTAACGAAATTTTTAAGAAGTACGACCCAAAGAGCGAATGTGTTTGGAAAGAGTGGAATGGTGGTAAATTCTTTATCGCACCGCAAGGTAATAAGGCTCAACAAAAAGAAATGTTGAACCAATTTACCCTACAAGAAGCAAACGACTTTGAAACTAAAGGTCCAATGGTATTTGGTGCAATGATGGCCGGTAAGGCACTTGAAAAGATTTACAATCTATATGCATCGACTATTATTTTTGATTGGGAATTAGAAGCCGATGATGGCAAGAAGATTCCTTTTAGTGTAAAGAAGTGTGCAGAACTAATGAGTGAGCACTTAGATTTTGGTAATTGGGTGTTAGTTGCTGCACAGGAAGTTGCTGAAGAAAAATCTAAAAAAGAAGAAGAATTAGAAAAAAAATAATTGCCTATGTTCGGTGGGAGGCTAAGATGACAAATGCAGGAAGTGAATTATTTAGAAAGAATAATCCTGCACCGGAAATTAGTTCTCCCATTAGATTATTTGTGCAAGCATTCTTTACTTTAAGTTCGGAACGAAGCATAGGCCAAGGTGGTATAGGACTTATTCCATATTCTAAAATAGTTGAATACGGTGATTGGATTAATTATAGAGACATAACACAGTTTCTAAGAGTTATCCAAAGAATAGATCAAACTTATGTAAGCGATTATTATAAGAATTTGGAACAAAATAGGAAGTAAAGAATATGACAAAAGAAGTATTCCAGTTAGAGGTACAGGTAACAACTGCACCTGCACTTACCGGTCTTAATCTAGTTGATAAAAAACTTAAAGATATTAAGGATTCATCAGAAAAGATAGGTAAAGGTGCAAGTGCATCTGGTATTAACTCGTTAACGACTGCAACAAAAGGATTAACATCCGCATTATCTGGTCTAGGCTCAATTATTGCTCTGGTTGGGTTTGGCAAGATAGTATCAGAGACAGTTCAATCAATTGCGGCATTTGAGACACTGAATACTATTTTAGATACTGTTACAGGCAGTTCAAAGGGTGCAGCAGATGCACTTGCATTAATTCAAACGGTATCTAAGCAAACATCTTTTAGCATACAAGAGATTGGTGCATCATTTATCAATTTACAGGCTAATGGTATAAAGCCAACCGAATCTCAATTAAAATTATTTGCCGATGTAGCATCAGTTACAGGTAACAAAGTACAAGCTCTTACAGCAATTACTAATCTATTTGCTCGTAATATGCAGGGTGGTTTAGGCATTGAAGATCTTAACATACTTGCAAATCAAGGTATTCCTGTTTATGATATTCTAGCAAAGAAACTAGGTGTTGCTCGTTTACAAATTGCACAATTAGGACAAACAGCAGAAGGTGCAAGATTAATTTTAGGTACTCTACAATCCGAATTAGGATCTAGGTTTGGTGGCCAATCAGAAAAGAATCTACAAACACTTAGTGGACAATTTGATTTACTAAAGAATAACTTAATTGGGCTAGGTGTTGCAGTCGGTGAAGGCGGCACTAAACAAGGGTTAACAGATTTAGTAAAGAGTATCAATGATCTAACGGTCGCTCTTAAACCACTTGCTACTGCACTTGGAGGAGAATTAGGTACTGCTCTTAAAGGTATCGGAACTGCGGTAACAGCTACAGGTAATACTTTTAGGTGGCTAAATGATCATTTACTAATGATTGCATCTACACTTGCAGTTGTTGCAGCAGCATTCTTTATGCCGGAAATAGCAGCATTTGTAGTTTCAATAAGAGTATTAATTACTGGTATAGGTCTATTAATACGCAATTGGGCGGCATTGATGGAAGGATTATCAGTAAGTAGAGCCATATGGGTTGCAATAACAGAGGTAATTGAAACATTAGGTGGTATATTCAGCCGAGCTGGTGGAAAAGCCATTTATGATTGGATAGCAAAATCTGGAGAGGCTATTGCTGCCGCAACACCAAAATGGCTACAATGGGCAGCGGCCATATTAGGCGTAGGTTATGCTTTAGAGAAGAGTGGAATTGGTAAAGCAGAACCTGGTAAGACTATTTTACCACCAACTGGTGCAGGCGGCGGCCGTGGTAATGGTGCAGCACAATTAGCAGACTACCAAAAGCAGCAAGAAGACTCGCGCCTGTTAGCATTACAGCTATTGACCAATCGTGATCAAATTATTAGCAAAATTGTAAAGAATTTGCAGCAAGAAACAGCAGTTATAGGGCTGAATAAGCAAAAGGCAGAAGAGCAGAATAAGATCTATGAAGCACAAGCACAAATCCGTGATACACTTTCTAAAGGTATTAAACGTGATGGTGAAACTCAATTAGATTTTGAGAAACGTATTGATGCTGAAGCAAGTTCTTTAGTACAAGCAAAAGCCGGAGAGATCCGCGCAGCAGTTGCAGCAAAGTATACAAAAGAACTTCAGTGGCAATTAAAGCAATTAAAAGAGAATGCAGACTTTGAATTAGGAATGATCGGCAAGTCATCTAACGAAATTGAACGCCAAACAAAATTACGTGAACAATTAGTTGCCTTAGGTATAAAAGATACTGCAACAACTAAACAAAAGGCTGATTTGCTCGCACAAATTGTTACCCTACAGGATGCTCGCATTAATGAATCACTTTCTAAGAACTTAATCGGCATTCAAAAGGAAACAGAGTACTTAAAATTAGGTAATGAAGAGCGCGAAAAACGTATTGCTCTAGATCAAGCAGCATCCGACGCAGGATTTAAGAATGCAGAAGAACTCAATAAGTCGCGCCCACAACAAGCAACTCAAATTAGAGAAGCAATCGGTGTTAAGGTTCAAACTGGTATTGATGTTGAGGGTAGAAAACAAATTGATCAACTTAAAGAAGAAAGTGGTTTATTAGCAATAACTAACGAACTAGATCGTGAAAGAGAGAAAAAGAAATTAGATATCTATAAAGCTATTGATCCAGAAGGTAAGGGCAAAAAAGTTAATGAAGCACAAAAGGCGGAAATTGATATTCTACTTGCTCAGATAGAGGCTCAGAATAGACTGTTAGATGTTAATAAGAAAATTGAAGATAGTTTCTCAAGTTTAGGTGATGCTGTAAGTAAGTGGGCATTAGGCTCTACTAATGGCATTCAACAAGTTAAGTTGGAATTACTAAAACTTATTACACTAGAAGCATTTAAATATGTATCAGGTGGTATGCCTACAGGTGCATCGGGTAGTTTTATTAATGGTATATTAGGTGGGTTAAGTGGTGCAAGAGCCGAAGGCGGCCCTGTTAGTTCTGGTAAATCTTATTTGGTTGGAGAAAAGCGCCCCGAGGTGTTTGTACCATCGACTAACGGTTATATAGTTCCAAATACGGCTATGTTAAGTACAACAACAGGCGCAACTCACGTGACAATGAGCCCGAATCTGATTATACACGGATCCGTAACTGGACAGACCGAACTGGAGAATATGTTTGATCAATTTGCAACAGCAATGGCACAAGAAACAAAGAACTTCGTTATTAGCCAACGTGGCCAAAACGGTATTTTAGCGAGATAATATGGCAACAACATACCCAACAATTATATACGGACAAGGTAGTAGAATAGATACTAACCCAAGACTTATTGATACACCATATGGTGATGGATATCAGCAAGTAACAGCCGATGGTATTAACTATTTGCCACGTAGCGGATCTCTAGAGCATCCGCTAATCGATAATACTACAGCAGCAACTTTACTTGCATTCATAAAAGCAAATAGTGGTGGCCAAATTGTTACAATAATAGACTATATGGAAGATCCAACAGGTGCAACAACACTCAATGTTAGAATTAGAAGTTGGTCTAAAACAACAGATGGTATTGCAAATACATATACAGTAAACTTTGTAGAGGCGTTTGGATCATAATGGTAACACAAGCATCAAAATTAGCAGTTGGTTCACTAACCACAATGATGAGTATCGATTTTTCGAGATGCATTAGTTTTACACCAACTGGAACAACTACTTTAAACTTTAGTTCGAATAGAAATGGCGGATCGAATATCACTTATAATGGAACTACATATGAATATGTAGGTTTTGACACAAGTGGCTTCTCGAGTGAGTTAAATGGAAAAGCACCGGCGCCAGTTATCACATTTGATAAGGCAAGTTTGTTATCTAATACAAATTACACAACATTGTGGGATCAATTTACAGCACAAACAGGTGAAGAATATTTCGACTGGCGTGGCGCGATTGTACAAATATTTCGTACAATCAATTTAGATACTACTCAACAATTAAGTCTACAAGAATATGTAGTTGCACAAGTTAATAAAGTTACATCATCTGTAGTCGAAGTGCAATTAGCAGTTAGTTTAGGTATTGATAGAATTAGTGGAAATAGTATTCAAACTTTATCAATGAACCGCTGTGCATTGCGTTACAGAACTTGGAACGGAACTGGATTTGATTATACAGCCGAATCTGCCGGTGGTTGCCCATATGGTAATCCTACAACGGTAAGTAATTGGAGTGCAGTACCTAGTTTTGGTGTTTTGTATTTTACAAACACCGATCAGCAGTTAGCAGACGCTAATAAAAACTTAGATAAATGTAGTTACAGTGTTAAAGGTTGTCAATCAAGATTTGATCCAAATAAAGATGGATTAACATTACCATTTGTGGGTCTATACAGCCCATCAACAATAGGAAAATAAATGGCAGATATTCTAAAATCAGTTTCAAGTGCTTTTGCGAACACAAGTGACGCAAGAATCGATTACCACGTAGTTGAAAAAGGATCTGCAAGTTTAATTACTGGCGTTTATGATCAAACCGACCCATTTACACAGGGCTTCTATCGTAAACCCGATATAACAGGTACGGGTGACACAACTAAATTAGCTTTGATCTATGGTCAAGCGATGATTACACCATTCTTAGTTGATGCAGGTGTATCTAGTTCTACAAACGACCCATCGAGCATCTTAACAACATATCGTTTCATTACAGGTGATGGAACTAATAGTGGTATCCCAAATGGCCCAAATGGCTCACCATTAGAAAATATATATATTAAAGATCCAAATGGTATTCCACAGCCGGTTGTCAATGACTCTGGTCAACCAAGTTTAGGTAATGTAATTTTAGCAAGTGCTTTGGGTGCTGCAATTAGTTCTGCACCAAAGTTATGGAATGCTCTTACAAGTTCATCTACTGCTAAGACAGGAACTGTAGATCCTATTACAGGTAAGCCTATTTTAAGTGCTGAAGCACAAAAGGCAGCAGCAACAGCAGCACAAATATCAATTGGACAATTATCAGATGTAAGTGACGCCGGTAAAGGTCAAGATTATGTTTTAACATATGATGCAACACAATTAAAATGGGTACCAAAATCGTTTAATGAGTTAACAGGCGGAGTATTTGGATCTAGTACAATCTGTGGCGGAGCGGGTGGTACGGGTGGTAGTGGCGGCGCCGGAGGTAGTGGCGGCACTGGAGGTACGGGTGGTAGTGGCGGAGCAGGATCATCGCCACCTGTTACAGTTGACCCGTGTTATCCAACTGTAAGTTTTGTTAACTATCCGTGTGTTACAGCATCTACAACAACTTTAGGAAGTATGGTATTGTTACCGACACTTGCTAATACCGCATCAAACGAATATACACAAAGTATCCCGGTTGTTGGAACAAAAGGTGTCGAACTTCACTTTAATGCACAAGGTAACGGTAAGAAAGCAGTATGGAAAATGGCAGCAGGTAGTGCAAATAGCTGTGATGTTACGAGTGATTTTGCTTGCTTTACCGATCCAAATAAAACAACAGTTGAGAGCCCTGGTGGCACGACAGAGATTGATTATTTAGATCCATCGGAGTTTGATATTCAAATATGCTTAACAGCAAACATCTGCGGAAGTGAATATCTAATTTATAAGACTACATTAGTTGAAGCAGCATTAAGTAAAGCACCTTATACATTTTCTACAACAATTAATTGGGCGGACACTAAGATTGCCAATCTGCTTGTAAAATATCCTGGTCAAGTTTTTAATGCAACAACACCAAATGTAAAACTTTATCTATCACGTACAGATACCTGTGGTAGTGAGTTTGGTCTATACTTTGAAGGTTATAAAAGAATATTAGGTGATACATATTTCTCGCCTGTAAGAGTCCCACAAACATCATCGTCAACAACACCAAAGCCTACACCAATTATTGTTAAAGCAGACGATGGCAAACAGCCGGATACACCACCAAGTGGAGGCGGTATGAGTGCACCATCGTGCCCTGTCGAAGTTGTTATACCCGGGACATTACCAACGACAGGTAGCCCTGGTGCAGCAGGTGGTAGTGGTAGTGCAGGTACTTCAGGGGTGGCAGGCACAGCAGGTAGTTGTACAACAATTAATACCACACCGGTGCCGCAACCATCTATTTCGTTATCTAATCCGTGTACAAAACAATACGGTACTCAAACTGTTGCCGGTATCTATGATGCAGTAGCAATGCCTGCGTTAACATTATCATCTGGCATTGCATCAACTACAGTTACAGTTGAATACTCGATTGAGACAGGTAGTGGAACTTTTAGTTTAAGTGGTGCTATTCCTGGAACAGTAAGTTCTGCAATTACAATTTCGACTTTAACATTTACTGGTCCTACAGCCGATATTCAAACTGCATCTGCATTAGTTAGATTCGTGCCCGATGCCGTAAATAAAGATGAAATTGCTTATACAGTTATTATTACAAATGCAGATGGAACAAATGCGGGTACTGGTTGTACAATAGTTCCAATAACATTAGTTACAAATACCAACCAAGCAGCATCTGCACAATTAGTGATTAGTTCATCCTCAACAGGTGGTACTGCATTAGTACACTTAACATTTAACGGAAAGACTGTTAATTTAACAAGTGGTGCAGTAGCATATACTACATCGCCGACTGTAACAGCAGCAAATATTGCATCTAATATTAATGCTAATGTTGCATTTCAAACTGCTTTAGATCCAACTGATCCTGCTTGGTTGCCAAATGTAAAAGCGACATCTAATGCAGGAACAATCACTGTAACTGCACCAGCAGCAGGCGGTAGTGATTTTAACGGAATGACTTTAACAGCCGACTTAACAAGTGGATTTGTTTTAGGTACTTCTAACACAACATTCTTAGGTGGTATTACTAAATCTATTAATGACTTTTTAGCAAATAATATTCCAAATTGGGATAAAGTATCAGATGTACTTTTAGGTATTGCTGGTAATGTATTAGGTGCAGTAGCAGCTAATATGATTATGAATAATGCAAGTCAATTACAGATTAGTATTCCAGCAACTGTAAATCCTACAGATGTTGCATTCCTATATCGTGGTAGAATTGTTGCTGTGCCAAATGAATATGATGCAGTTAATAGAAGTGGCCACCCAGCATCTTATGCTGCATTTAGCGGTGTTTGGAAGCAAAGTTGGACACAAAATCCAATTTGGTGCCTATATGACTTCATTACAAATAAGAAATACGGCTTAGGTAATGATATTATTTTAACCACTGCTCAAAATACAGCATTGATGAATGACATCTTTACAATAGGTGCGTACTGCGACACAATTACAACCACGAGTAGTGGTGTAAATCAGCCTTTATTCAGCCTAAATACTGTTATTACAGATGGTACGAAGCTTCAGATATTACAGCAACTTTGCTCGGTGTTCTATGGCGCCTATATTTTCAATAATGGCGGCTTAAGAATTACTTGCGATAAGCAATCAACGAATATTAAACTTTTAGTAAATCAAGCCAATGCAGGTGAGTTTACAAAAGCGTTAACATCCTCTAAGAACTTTGTTAATAAAGTAAGACTTTCTTATGTTGAACCAAGTAATTTTTATACAGAAGAAATTATTGTTGCAGAAAACTCTGTAGCGATATCTAAGTGGGGTGAGAAAGTATCAGATGTAATTAGTTTTGGTTGTACAGATGTGGATCAAGCAACTCGATATGCAACTTGGATACTTAACAGCGAAATTCAAAACTCGATTAATGTTTCTTATACCGGTGGATTAGATCATTATAACTTAGTGCCCGGTGATTTAGTTGAGTTTTACGATAGTAACGAACGTGGCAAACGCCGCTCAGGTAGAATTGTCTCTCAATCGGGTACGACTGTGGTAGTTGACTCACCTATTGTAAGCGTTGCAGGTGATTATTTTAGTTTGATGTTGAGTGATGGCACAGTTCATCAAACTACTATCGCATCTAAATCAGGAACTACTATTACTTTAACAGCAGCACCATCGGTTGCGGCAGATCCGTATGCAACATTTATTGCAGCCGCATCTGCACAAGGTAGAAAACTATATAAAGTAATTAAGATTAACGAAACATCGAATAGTAAGTTTGCAATCAACTTGCAATATTACAATCCAAATAAGTTTGTATCGCTTGCTACAAGTACAGTCCCTAGTGTTCCAACAAATACTAGAGTGTCGCGTAGAAACTCATCTCAGATTTACTTAGAGTGGGATGCATCTACACAAACATCTGGCCCTGGTGTTGCTGGTTATAAAGTTTATGCAAATCACAACTATACAACACCAGTTGCTACTGTGACGACTAATAAGGCAACTATTAGTGGGTTATCTACTGCTACAAATTATGATTTACAAATTGCTGCATACTCGTTAGATAGTACACCAATCACTTCGGTACCAAGTACAGATTTTTATACATTTACTAGAGCAAATTATTATAGTATATCGGCATTCGGTGGCGGTTCGATTGCATATTCTTTTGATTCACTTGCAACTTTAACAGCAGGTGGAACAACTATAGTCGATAATTGGTTTGCTATAGCTGCAGGTAAAAATGTTGCCGTAACTTTTGCAGCATCATCTAATATAATGGCATACAAGATAATAGCCGGGACAGGTGGAACAGTTTGGATATCACAAACATTAGCACACACCACAACAAGTGCAGGTTGGGTTTATACATACTCTGCTCTAGCAAGTGGTGGTGCAGGTCAGTGGGTAGCAATATCACAAAATGAAACATATGCTCTATATTCTGCAGATGGTGTAACTTGGACACCATCTACTATGCCAGTTGCTGCAACTTGGCAAACACCAACATTTATTAATGGTATTTGGTTAACAATCGGTAGTGGTAGTTCGATTGCTGCAACATCTACAGATGGTATTACTTGGACGCAACGTGCAATGCCGGCAACAGCAGTGTGGAATGCACCAAGTGCAGGTTATGATAGATTTGTCGTTATGTCGAATTCATCGTCAAATGTTGCACTTATGACACAAGATGGTATTAACTGGACACAAGCAACTATGCCATCCACTCAAAGTTGGAGATTTCCAACGTTCTTTGGTGGTAAGTGGGTTTCTATGTCAAATGCAAGTACAGCAGGTGCATATTCATATGATGGTATTACTTGGAGTACAATTACATTACCAGTATCTAACTTAAACCGTCCAAGTTATGGTAACGGAATTTGGGTTGCATTAAGTAATACATCCGGAACTGCATATGCAACATCTACAGATGGTATTTCGTGGACATCTAGAACACTACCAGTGAGCGGGTTGTGGAGAAATACATCGTTTGGTGATGGTGTGTTTATGACAGTCATTAATGGTAGTGATAATAAGTTTATGAAATCAACAGATGGTATTTCGTGGACATCTATGACATTACCGTCAACAGCTAATTGGCAATCACCAAACTATGCTTAATAGATAAATATTGAATAAGGGGACACTATGGCTATTACACGGACAATTAATTACACTCAGAATGTCCCTATTACATTAGGGTTTAGTAATTACCTATCGAATGCAACAACAGCATCGGTTGAGTTTTTATTCTCAAACTCAAGTAAGGCGCAGATGGGGTATATTTCTACAACTGCTACAGCTGGTGTATCAGTTGTTAATAAGACATTTTCAACATCAACATCAAGTCCATATTTTACATCGACTACATTATATGGAACAATGGCTAATTTGAATACTGCTCTTAACACAGCATTATATCAAAATCACTTCTATGAAGCAGATACGACTACACAAGACTTCTTAAGTCAAAATAGAACTTTACCATCAGATTGGCGTGGTGAATTTCAGATACAAATTAACCCAAATATAGCACACGGTTTAAGTGTTGGTAGTTTATGTCAATTATCTAGTTCTTTAGGATACGATTATACAGTCACAAAGATTGATTCAAGTAATAGTGCAACAAGAATTTGGTTTATATATGCAAATAACTATGATTTATCAACTGTAAATTATAATAATGCACATTCGTTGGTAGGTATTAGCAATGATGCAGCAGGCAATGCACCACAAACTGGAACAGTTACTAAGACATATAATTCATATTACTTGCAAACAAGTACTGGAACAAATATTGCACCAATAAATGATATTTCTTATAATAACCCACACGGTGATTATTCAATTACGATGAACATTAAGGATGGATCGGGTACAGTATTAGAAACCGGTACTATCTCGCTTAGTGGTACGTTCTTTATTGCAGAGCCAACATTCTCAAGTTTACCACCTACAAGTATTTCGGCGACATCTTTAGATACAGTTGCAATATGTAATTTTGGTCAGATAGCACAGACAAACAGTAACTATCAATCAGTACAAGTATTAATGAAGTATGCAATGAATGACCCACAATATTTAAATGTCAGTTCATATTCATTATTAAATGGGTATAATGGAACATTACAGTTTATTGGAGATGCAATAAATGCTAAGGCAAGTCTAGATGTTCCTCGATATATCATTGATGAATCATATGGAACTTTTACAACAGTTAATATTAATAATTCTGTTTCTGTATCACCACCAACTGGTATAATTAGTTGGTACTTTTATGGTACGCCGGCAGATTGTAATTATGCATTAACAAATGTTTATTATTACAGACCACCGGCGATGTCAAAAGATTTTAATGTCGAAATTAGAATAGTTAATGGAAGAACAAGGATCTATGGATCGAGAGGAAGATAATGAGTAATACATCAATTCAGGGACCATATACTGCCCATACAGCAACCAACTTAACACAGACAATTACACGTATTTCAAGTGCACAAGCCATCTCGTCAATTATTTTAACACCTAGTCCAAATAATTATACAAGGGTATATACATTAACTTTTACAATTAGTGGATTGGCTACGCCATCAAATATTTCAATTGATAGTACAATAGCAAATGGTATTCCTTTTACGCGAGTATCATCTACTGTAATTACAGTGTCCAGCCAATATAATTTACCAAACGGTGTTACAGTTAATAATTGGCCATATTTTCAATTATTATTACAAAATTTAAGAATCATTACCTCGGGGTCAACTTGGCCAAATCCGGCATTTACGATATCTACAAGTTTATCCGACGGAACAACATCGCTAACTGGCAGTATTTCGGTAGGTTCGCTAAATGCTGTATCGCCTACTACACCAACACTTTCAGCAACTAGACCAAGTGCATCGTCGGTTGCTTTAACCTGGACGTTATCAACACAGTCAACTGGTACTGGTGTTACCGGCTATTACATATATAAGAATGGTAGTTCGACACCTACAGTAGATGTTACATCGGGTTTAACTTGGACTGATAGTTCGGCTGGAACTGGTGTTACTACATATATGGTTAGAGCGCACGATGGCGCATCTACAATAACCGTCTCGGCCGATTCAAATGTTATTACTACACAACCGTTAGTTTATGCACCGACTATTACATTTACAAGAAATTGGTCGGCTAATACAATTTCATTATCGTGGCCTGCTGCTACAAATAATTATGGAAGTAGTAGTGCTATTTCTTATAATATATATAAAGGCGATTTATCAACATTATTAACAACAACAACATCGCTCTCTTATAACGATCCAAGCACAACCAATGCAGATACAATTGGATATGTATATTTTATTCGTGCAACTCAAGATGGTATAGTAGGAACTAGTTCAGCTCAGATAGCATTACCCGCAACTGTTCCGACATCACCGACTATAGTTGGTGGTTGGGATTCGGGTACTAGTTCGGTACAGGTTACAATATCTGTACCATCGACGCAAACATCCGGTCCGGGTATAAGTGGTTATACTTTGTACGGTGGTTATTATACTGGATCTACTGCTGGAGTTCCTAACTATAATTGGACACAAATAGGATCGTGGTCTGGTGTAAGCACTCATTATTTCTATTGGTCTTTAATACCCGGGTATACAAACGAATATATGGTTAAGGCATATGATCTATCAACGCCAACGCCACAATTTTCGGCCGCATCAAATCACTTGTATTAAGATAAATATTGAATAAGGAGCCCTATGACAACCTACGCAGCAGATAAATTTACACTAAAAACAGTTCAGGGTGATGATTGGGAGTACCCTGTCACATTCTCTACAAGTCTAGCAGGTATTAAGACACCCATCGACTTAACTGGAGTAACATATATTGCCGAAATACGCCCAACCTATTCATCTGGAACAGTTACAGTAATGTCTGCAACACCAGTTGATTTAGTAAATGGGAAAGTTACTTTTAGTTTAACCGACACACAGACAAGTGCTCTACCAAGTGGGTCACTTGTCTACCAAATATCAATCACAATTTCGGGTTCTACAAAGACTTATCTACAAGGTAGTTTTATTGTAAAACCAAAGGTATAATATGAGCAATATCATTGTAGAAGTAACTGAGTCAAATATAGTTGTTGATGCTCAGGTTACAGAAGTAATTGTTGAGTTAAACGGGGAAACTGGTGCTAAAGGTGACACTGGTGCAGGTGTTATAACTGGTGGTACTGCTGGCCAAGTATTAGCTAAGATTGATGCAACCGACTATAATACGCACTGGATTGATTCTGCAAGTTCTAGTGTATTATCATTTAACACACGTATAGGCGATATTGTTTTAACATCGGGTGATGTAACTGGTGCACTTACATATACACCTTATAACGCCACAAACCCAGCAGGTTATATCACTGGTATCACATCTGGTAACGTGACATCCGCATTGGGATATACACCTTATAATGCAACCAACCCAAGTGGATATATTTCGGGTATTACTTCGGGCAATGTAACAACTGCTTTAGGTTATACACCACTGTCTAATTCAACTACTCTAGTTAATACTTTTAACACAAGAAGTGGTTCGGTTACATTAACAAGTTTAGATGTTACTACCGCGCTTACATATATCCCTTACAATGCCACAAATCCAGCTGGTTTTACGTCGAATTTAGGCACTGTCACAGCAGTGAGCGGCACTAGTGGCAGAGTATCGAGCACAGGTGGCACAACACCTGTTTTAGACTTAGTAACAACAGCAGTTACAGCAGGATCTTACACGGCGGCAAATATTACAGTTGATGCATATGGTAGAATCACCGCGGCAGCAAATGGATCTGGTGGTTCGAGCGGTGTAAGTAGTTTCAATACTCGTACAGGTGCGGTAACTTTAACAAGCGGCGATGTTACAACTGCATTGACATTCACGCCTTATAATGCTACAAATCCTGCAGGTTATATTACATCAAGCGGAACAGCAGCAAATATTAGTGGAACATATTCTGGTTCTTTAACTTCATTACAAGTTACAAATGCGTTAACCTATACGCCATATAATGCAACTAACCCAAGTGGTTATACATCTAATGCTGGCACAGTCACATCGGTTGGTGTTACAACAACTTCAAGTAGATTAACAGTAAGTGGAAGTCCTGTAACTGTAAGTGGTAATATTGCTTTAGACTTAGCAACAACAGCAGTTACAGCCGGGAGTTATACAAATTCCTCAATCACAGTCGATGCATATGGACGAATTACTGCGGCAAGTAGCGGAACAGCACCGGTTACTTCAGTTGGCGGAACTGGAGTTATTAGCAGCACAGGCGGAACTACACCAACTATTAGTATTAGTCAAGCAACAGGTGCTACAAGCGGCTATCTTAGCAGCACAGACTGGACAACCTTTAACAACAAAGGAAGTGGAACTGTAACTGCGATTGGTGTTACTACCGCAAACGGTGTTAGTGGAACAAGTTCGGGTGGCGCTACACCAAATCTTACATTAACCTTAGGTGCTATTACACCAAGTTCTGTTG